TCCACCCCCCTCCTGCATCGCCCGGCTACCAAAAATGGCTCCGGGGGGATCTCTCAGAAAACTTTTCAACTTTTTCTACCGCACCGAGAGGAGCGACATGCCCCAGCAAGTCATCGTAGGGTCCGACAACTCGGTCCGTGTACAAGAAGTAGGACCCATCGGCCCAGCAGGACCGCCTAATTCAGAGTCTGGAGAATCAAATCCTTTGTACGCGTTGCTCGTAGGAGGCAACGAGTTTGAAGGCGAACAAGCCATCAAGCTGACCATTCCAAAGCTGACTGTTCAGCAAATTTTCGCAGATCACGTTGAGCTCCCAGTCATTCGTTCTGTGAAAAGCTCAACTGGCGATTACTTGACGGGCACGGTTGCATTTCATGGCGATCTCTCCGATGTCGGTGGCCCTCCCGACTTGTGGTTGACTGCGGACTTCACTCGAGACCCAGTGGATCATGGTTACGTGTTCCAATTCTTCGACTTTGGGAATGGCGTCAACCATGTTTACACAGTCAAGATGATGGATCTCAAGGCGTCCAATTTTCTGGATCAAAGCGCCTTGGTTGACTACGCATACAAGTCGGCCGAACCACTTCAGGATTCAGACGTCGCAACAAAGAAGTATGTGGATGATTCGATTGAAACGATTGACGTTCATCCAACTTACATCATTGCTCGTAAAAACGCCGGTGGCAAATGGGCGTTGGTCGGTGATCCTGGCGAATACATAACGGATTACGTGGGCCCATTCGACCGAGAAGGAATTCGATCACGGTTTAGGGTATGCCCCTTTCAAACGGACTGGACTCACCAAGGCGGGTTTGTCAATTTCTTTGAAGTAATCACAAACATCCGAAACGAAGGCTATGCCTACGACCAAGACAACATTGAAATTGCGCTAGCCACGGATCGTTGGAACCTCTTCGCGTTTGAAGAGGATTGTCGAATCGACACGCCATACCCAGTTCAAGCTGGAGAGTACGATCTTGGACGTCTGTACTCTTCGATTCTTCCAATGACGTATGGCGAATCTGGAGATTTCAGATTTGATTACGTCTACGAAAATTCCAACGGCGTATGGGAAAAGGCGCTATACGTTCGCACCTCTTACGAGTTCTTCGATGCCGCCGCGGGCGACATTTACGAACAAGGTGTGGCCATGGCTAATTACTGCCAAGGTGAATACTACTGGAAGAGGATCGCGCACAAGGTCGGAACCGATGTTGGGTCCGTCGCAGATTCAGGCACGCCGATGTACTTGGGATTGAACGATGGACTGTGGGGTATTGAAATTGCTCAACTTTCTCACATCGATTCAACTAAGTCATTTAATGAAGAACTAATCCTCGATTTCCAAAGCAAGGACATTGATCCAGAAACGGGAGTAGGAACAAGCTTGCTGATTCCGACTCAGCAGTTTGTCCCAGAAGCATATTATGCCGATACCGATAACTTGCCTCTTCCAGTTATTGATAATTCAGCACTTGGTATGTGGGGCACTGAACTTCGTCTGCGTTCGGCGTCGTAGTGATGGACGCTCTGAAGATTTTCCGCAACCGAACTTCAGTAATTCCGGTCTGGTTCAGCTACATGTTGGGGGACGACGTCTACACGAGTCAGATCCGAACTGGCCAGTCGTTCCTTTCACCGTTGATCGCAACGTTCACAGTCGTCAAGGCCGGCCCGAACCAGCTCACGTTGATGCTGGACAATTCGGTCACGGCCGGAATCACCCACAACTACGGCTACATGGACATCAAGCGGGTTACGGGCGGTGAGCCTGTGCCTGTGTTCGAAGACCCGATCCCCGTCCTCTTCAAAGACCAGGTGACTGCATGAACCAAGCAACACCCGCTTCATGGATTCCGATCGTCGTATCCGCGTTTGCCCTTCTGGGCGTGCTCGGGACTGCGGTGTTCGCGTTCATGGGGCAGCGTCAGAATCGAAAGAGCAACGAGGACACCACGGCTTCAACCATGGCTCGTGCTGAGATCGAACAAGCTCTGTCAAGTCAGAGGGATCGGTTGAACCAGATCCACGACGATTACCGGAAGGAGATCGATGCCATCTTGGCCTCACATGCGCGGGAGATCGCTGCGCTTCGTGCGCAGTACGAGTCGCAAATCAACGAGCTTCTGAACCAGGTTGGTGAACTTCGTGCTCGAGCTGAACGGGCCGAACGTCGTGCTGACCGTGCTGAAGAACAAGCCCATGCTTCGGCGGGGCACGCCGAGCGTTGTGATGCAGCGCTCAGCAAACTTCAAGGGGAGTACAAAACCCTGAGGGCACAAGTCGAGGAGATGAAGCCATGAGTAAGAAAGTGAAACTGGGTATCGTTGCCTGCGTGGTGTTGGTCTTGGTCTCCGTGGCCGGAGCTCAAGCAAACAGCTACTACTCTGGTGTGACAGCCAGAGACGTGATCAAGTCGAAGGACATGGAGATCGCGTCGAAAGACCACGACATCCGTGTCATCCGACACGCTCGAGATGCATGGGCGGACGCCGCCGAGCGCACCGCGCGTGAGAAGATCAAGATCAACTGCGTGCAGTTCGATCGACTCAACAGCTTCGTGACCGTGATCGCACGGTTGTTCACCGGAGTTGATGAAGTGACACCAGCACAAAGAGAGCTGCTCAAGCCGTTCCTCGAACCAGTTCCGCGCCCTGCGGAATGCAACTGAGAAGGAGACCACATGGTCAAGCAAACCACCATCATGGCGCATCCCAACAACTACCGCGTCGGTCGACGCAGCGAGAACCGGTTTGGACTTCACGTCCCCGCCGGCACCATCTGCGCTGTCGTCTGGCACGACATGGAGTCTGCGGAGCGCCTCAGCACCGCCGAGGACGTCGGGAACTACTTCGCCCGCGGTGACATCCGGCAGTCGTCCGCCCACAAGGGTTACGACGCCGACAGCATCTGCCGCTACGTCGACGACAAGGACACGGCGTACCACGCCCCGCCCGCGTCGGCATGGTCCCTCGGCAAGGAGATGGCCGGCGTTGCTCGCCAGACCTCGGCCGAGTGGCATGACCCCTACAGCTGGGCCATGCTTCGGATCATGGCGGAAGACACCGCTGCGGACTGCGACAAGTACAACATCCCGAAGCGTCTGCTCGATGCCAGCCACCTCAAGGCCGGCATCATCGACGGCATCTACGACCACAACGCAGTGTCGAAGGCCTTTGGGCAGTCGGCACACTGGGACGTGGGCCTGGGCTTCCCGTTCGGTGAAGTCATCGCGATGGTGCAGCATGGTGCCGCCGTCGTGCCTCCGCCTCCCGCGGGGCGCATTGTCAAGTACGGAGACTGCGGCGGCGACGTTGGCTTCCTCCAGGGGATGTGCAACTTCCTGATTCTCGCCGGCTTCATCAAGGCCGAGGGTCTCGAGATCAACGACCCCGCATGCTTCGGCCCGAAGACTCAGGCAGCGGTCATCGCTTCCCAGAAGTTCTTCAACGGCATGCTCAAGATGGCACACAACCCGAAGCGCATTCGCGTGGACGGTGTGGCCGATCACGACACGGTTGCCGCGTTCGCCTATTGGGTCCCCGAGGCTCAGCGCGTGATCACCAAGGCAATCAAGGCCAAGAAGTAACACCCAACACGAAGGAAGGAGGGAGATGGGCCGCAAAAAGATGGTCCCAGCGGATACGCCGCAGGGAAGAGAAGACCAACTCATCTCCCTCGCCTTCGACCTTGTCGAACAACGTCTACTTGATGGTTCGGCAACAGCCCAAGAAACGGTGACGTTGCTCAAGCTCGGTACACAGCGAGGCCGACTCGAACAAGAGAAGATCCAGAACGAAAACCTCCTTATGGCGGCTCGTGTTGAAGATCTTTCGGAAGGTAAGCGAGTGGGAACGCTCGTCGAAGCTGCTTTGGCGGCGTTCAAGACTTATTCCGGCAACGACGATCCGGAAGATGAAGAAGAGGAAGGGTTCCTTGGGCTGTTCTAGGTCATATTCCGAGCTCCAAGAGTTTGAAACGTTTCAAGAACGCTATGAGTACCTAGTTCTAGGCGGAACTGTCGCTCATGAAACCTTCGGCGTCGATCGAGATCTCAATCAGCGCTTCTACAAGTCGTGGGAATGGAAACAAGCTCGCGATTATGTGATACTGAGAGACAACGGATGTGATTTGGGCGTTCCAGGTTACGACATATTCGAAGCGCCTCTCGTTCATCACATTAATCCGATGAAACCAGAACACATCGCTCACGGTGCGGACTGGATCGTCGACCCTGAATACCTCATCACGACCACCTTGGCCACTCATAACGCGATCCATTACGGTAGCGAGCTGACTGGGCCGATTGGTTATGTGGAGAGACGTCCCGGCGACACAAAGCTCTGGTAAGGAGGTGTACGAATGGAACAAAGCATCCTGAAAAGCACAAAAGAGATGCTCGGCCTGTCGGCTGAGGACTCCGGGTTCGATCTCGAGATTGCGACCCTCATCAACAACGCGTTCTTCAACGTCCAGCAGCTTGGCGTCACCCCCGGCGTGTTTGTCGTAGAAGACGCGGCAGCAGTCTGGGCAGATACGGGAATTCTGGGCGAGCTGGCTGCGACAGTCAAGACGTACATCTTCCTAAAGGTCCAGAACATGTGGGACCCGCCCAACACGTCCTTCATGATTGGGCTCAAGAAGGACCAACTAGCTGAGCTTGAAGTTCGGCTCAACTATGCCGCGGAGGTAGGACTCAATGGATAACAAGGCAGATGCCGTAACTCGAGGCAAGGCGTACCTGGAACAGTCAGGCGTCAAGGGCATGCGCTGGGGCGTTCGTCGCAGTCGCGCAGAGCGAAAGGCTGGTCGAGCACAGGCCAAGGCCGACGAGAAGCAGGCCCATGAAGATCACAAGCTTGCTCAACACCTTCAGTCAAAGAAGGTCAAGCACTTGAGCAACGCAGAGCTTCAATTCCTGAACAAGCGCCTCGAGCTGGAAAACAACAACCGTCGACTCACCGGAACTAAGACCAAGAGTCAAAAGCGCCAAGAACAAGTCAAGACCGCGCTGGCCGTTTACAAGATCAGCTCCAAGGTGGTCAAGTCGAAGAGTGGCCAAGAAGCAGTCAAGAAGGCGCTCGCCAAGGCTACGTCCAAGACGGGCCAAAAGATCCTGACCAAGATGATCGTGTAATTCGAAGGAGGTGTTTGAATGTTGTCGCTAGCCACAAACGCGGTCCCTAAGTACTATGGGGAATACCGTCAAAAAGTTATTGATGGTGAGATCATCGTTAACAACGAAGTCAACCTCGAAATGCAAAGAATCGACCGGCTGATCGACGACCCAAACATCTACTACGACCCACGACCCGTCGAAGGGTTCAAGGCGTTCTGTGAGGGTGAACTAACACTCACGGATGGCGGAGACCTACACCTGCTTCCAAGCTTCCTCTTTTGGGCCGAACAGATTTTCTGCTGGTACTACTACCAAGACCGAACGGTGTGGAAACCAGGCACCGATGGACAACCAGGTAGGTACATCAGAAAGACCGTCAAGAAGCGCTTGACGCGAAAGCAGTATTTGATCGTGGCTCGTGGCGCAGCCAAGTCGATGTATGCCTACTGCTTACAGGCATATTTCCTCGTGATGGATACCTCTACCACACACCAGATTGCTACTGCGCCGACGATGAAGCAGGCCGAAGAGGTCATGGCTCCGTTGCGCACGGCGATTGCGCGGCATCGTGGCCCTCTGTTTGAATTCTTGACAGAGGGGTCCATTAGAAACACGTCGGGGTCTGAAGCACTACGACAGAAGTTGGTATCCACCAAGAAGGGTGTTCAAAACTTCTTGACGGAATCCTTGGTCGAAATCAGACCCATGTCGATCAACAAACTTCAGGGTCTTCGGCCTAAGTTCTCAACCATTGATGAGTGGCTGTCTGGCGATATTCGAGAGGATGTTGTCGGGGCAATCGAGCAGGGTGCAACCAAGCTCGATGACTACTTGATCGTGGCGATTAGTTCGGAAGGCACGATTCGAAACGGCGCAGGCGACACCGCAAAGATGGAGCTTGCAAAGATCTTGAAGGGCGAGTACTACGCCCCTCACGTGTCGATCTGGCACTACAAGTTGGATGACGTCTCCGAGGTTGAAAACCCCGCGATGTGGATCAAGGCTAACCCCAACCTAGATCTTACCGTGACCTACGAGACCTATGCGCTGGACAAAGAGCGAATGGAAAAAGCTCCGTCAGCGCGTAACGACATCCTGGCCAAGCGGTTTGGAATCCCGATGGAGGGGTACACGTACTTCTTCACCTACGAGGACACCATTCCACACAATAGATGTCATTTTTGGACGACGCCATGCGCCCTCGGTGCAGACATGTCTCAAGGTGACGACTTCTGTGCGTTCACGTTCTTGCATCCGTTGAGAGACGGAAGCTTCGGAGTAAAAACTCGAAGCTACATTACAGAGCTCACGCACTTCAAACTACCTGGCGCAATTCGAGCCAAGTACGATGAGTTCATCGAAGAGGGTACCTTGATAATTATGCCGGGGAACATTCTGGACATGAATCAGGTTTACGATGACATGGACGCGTACATCCAAGAAAACGAGATCGATGTTCGAGCGTTTGGGTACGACCCATACAACGCAAAAGAGTTCGTCGAACGATGGATAGCTGATAACGCAGAGTTCGGTGTTGAGAAGATTCCTCAGGGAGCTAAGACCGAATCCGTCCCGCTTGGTGAGCTCAAAATTCTTGCCGAGCAACGAGCGTTGATATTCGATCAGCTCCTGATGTCTTTCGCGATGGGCAACGCCATCACGTTGGAAGACACTAACGGAAACCGCAAGCTTCAGAAGAAGCGAGCAGAAGAAAAGATCGATAACGTCTCGGCGTTGATGGATGCGTTCATTGTGTGGAAGCATAACAAGGACGCATTTGAGTGACCACAAAATCTCAACATCTGAAAGGGGGTGACCGGCTTGTCAGTACTCAGTGCCTTTGGTAAGAACATCCGGAACTTGTTCCGAGATCAACAGCCTGAAGCCGACGGCTACCGTGCGCCTGGCCCTAGCTATTCAGGCGGAGTTCGTCCAGATCGGACGTATCTTCGCGGGTCCAACGAGCGCTCGATCATCGCATCAGTGCTCATGCGAATCAGCATTGACGTTGCGGACCTAGCGTTCCGACATGTCATGCTTGATAAAAAGGGCCGGTACACAGACGACATCGACAGCGCGCTTAATCGCTGTTTGACGTTCGAGCCAAACCTGGACCAAGGTCCTCGAGCGTTTCGTCAAGACATCGCGCTGACCATGATGGACACGAACGAAGCATGCATCGTTCCCGTCGACATCATCCGCCGCAACGGCGAGGTTGTCGACATTGTGACCATGCGCGTTGGTCGTGTCATTGAATGGCAGCCGCAGCACGTCAAGGTGAGCGTCTTCAACCCAGAATCCATGCGTCGCGAAGATGTATGGATGCCGAAAACGCGGGTGGCCATCCCTGATAACCCGCTGTACACCGTCATGAACGGCCCCAACTCTACCCTCAACCGACTGATCAGGAAGCTCAACCTCCTGGATGTTGTGGACGAGCAATCGAGTTCGGGCAAGCTTGACCTGATCATCCAGCTTCCATACACCGTTCGCGGAGATGTGAAGCGAGAACAAGTCAACAATCGTCGTGATGAGCTTGAAGCTCAGCTTCAGGGAAGCAAGTACGGTGTGGCATGGGCCGACGCGTCCGAAAAGATCACACAGCTGAACCGGCCGGTAGAGAACAACCTTCTCAGTCAGATCGAGTTCCTGACCGATCTCCTGTATAGCCAGATGGGCCTCACCAAAGGGGTTATGGATGGCAGTGCGGATGAAAAGGAGATGCTGAACTACTTCAATCGAACGGTCAAGCCGTTCGCGGAGTCCATTGTTGAAGCCATGGTTCGAACTTTCGTGGGACTCGATGCTTGGCAGAGGGGCGAGCGGATTCGCTACTACAGAGATCCGTTCACGCTCGTGCCGATTGGTCAGATGGCCGACATCGCTGACAAGTTCACTCGAAACGAGATCTTGACAGCCAATGAGATGCGAGGGTTCATGGGGATCGAGCCACACGATGATCCAAAGGCGGATGAGCTGCTCAACAGCAACATCAACCCGACGGGCATGGAGCTCGCCGGCGATGGTTCCGTGGTTCCAAAACCAGCCTCACCTGCGTCACCAGTTTCGTCGCCAGAAGCAGACCGAGCAGCTGCTTCGGCGGGGTTCGACGAGATCGACAAAGCGATCACAGAGGTCTTCGATAGTCTAGAGGTGTCGAAGTAATGCCCGCGGCTGAGTTTTACGATCCAGTACAGCGGCACCTTCAGTACCTCAAGACACGCGAGCTCAAACCTCGTGACCCATCAAGTGCTCCAGCCCCCAAAGGCCGCCAGTCAGCCACCTTCGGCTCATCGGGCACCAAGGGCGCAGCTAAACCTCCAGCGGTGTTCACCCAACCCCACCACGAGGACACAAAGGCTGCCACCGAGCGGCGTGTACGCGAACTGAAGGCTCGACTCGAAAAGCTAAAGGCGGTACTAGAACAGCTAGTCAGTCAAGCCAAAGCTCGTAGTGGGGTTCAACCCACCAAAGATGTTCCAGCTGACAAGTCGTCCAAGGCCCCTGCGGCTTCCGGAGACAGCAAACCAAAGACCGCTTCTGAGAAAGAGAAAGTGGCCAAGGCAGCCAAGGACTATTACGACAAAACGCACCCCGAAGCGGGTCTGCAAGAACAGATCAAAGCCGTAGAGAAGAAGATTGAGGCGGCCAAGGCCAAACTCGTCAAGTCTCTGAAAGTGGCTCGGGGAAAAGCTGCCGTAGAATTCGTCAGCAAACGACCAACTGGTTAACGGAAGGAAAAACATCAAAATGGAAGGTGCAAACGCTGGAGGTTGGGCTACCAAGTCTGGCCTCCTCTGCGCCGACGGGGTCACTATTGACCACGGCGCTTTCAAGGGACAGGATGGGGCGATGGTTCCGCTGGTTTACCAGCACAACCACGACTCCATCGAGAAGGTGTTGGGGCACGCGATCCTGGAAGAGCGCCCCGGCGGCACGTACGCCTGGCTGTTCTTCAACGAGACCGCGGCCGGTCAGAACGCCAAGCAGCTCGTCGAGCACGGGGATGTCAAGTCGCTGTCGATCTGGGCGAATCAGCTCAAGAAGCGCGGCCAGAACGTCATCCACGGTCTCATCCGTGAGCTCAGTCTGGTGCTTGCTGGGGCAAATCCCGGCGCGATGATTGACTACGTCGACATCAAGCACTCGGACGACTTCATCGAGACGCTGGACGACCAGGCCATCATCACCACCGGCGATGAACTCGAACTCGTTCACGCTGATGGCGGCACGACTTCGGTTCCTGCAGCGAACGCGGCTTCGGCCACTTCCGGTGAGGGAAAGACGGTTGAGCAGGTCATTGAGACCCTCAACCCCGAACAGAAGGACATGTTCTACCAGGTTGTCGGGGATCTTCTCGACGGCAAGGCAGCTGACGGTGTCCAGCACAGCGATCCCGAAGCGGACGCTGACAAGGACGCCGACAAGGGTGATAACCCGGACGCCGAGAAGAACGACGATGCCGACAAGGGTGATGAGCCCGATGGCGAGAAGAACGAAGACGGCACTCCTGCCGGAGACCCTGAGAACCCCGACGCCAAGGAAGGCAGCACCAACGTGGCCACCACGGACACCCAGAAGAACGACAACATCCAGCACGAGAACATCTTCGAGAAGAAGGACGGCGCTGGTGCGGCCAAGGAGAAGTTCGTCCTGTCGCACACCGACAAGGATGGCATCTTTGCTGACGCCACCAAGCTCAACTCGATGAAGGACGCGGTCGATCAGTTCGCCATCGCGCACGGCATCGAGTCCATCGACATCATGTTCCCCGACGCCAAGACCGTCGGCGGCGAGGTTCCGCAGTGGCTCAAGCGTCGGACCGAGTGGGTCGACGACTTCATGGCCAACGCCACGAAGACCCCGTTCTCCCGCATCAAGAACATGTGGGCGGACATCACCGAGACGGAAGCCCGAGCCAAGGGTTACATCACCGGCACGCTGAAGAAGGACGAGTTCTTCCAGATCGCCAAGCGGATCACCGTCCCCACGACCATCTACAAGAAGCAGAAGCTGGATCGTGACGACATCCTCGACATCACCGACTTCGACGTGGTGGCGTGGCTGAAGATGGAGATGAAGGTCATGCTCGACGAGGAAGTCGCCCGCGCGGCCCTCGTTGGTGATGGCCGTGACGTCTCGGCTGCCGACAAGATCAACGAGCAGTGCGTCCGCCCGATCGCCAAGGAGAACGAGCTCTTCGCCGTCAAGGTCAGCGTCATCGACCCCGACACCAGCGATGCAGCCGCCAAGGCGTTCATCAAGGACGTCATCCGCGCTCGTCGGCACTACCGGGGCACTGGCAACCCGAACATGTACATCTCCGAGAGCCGCCTCACCGCGATGCTGCTCCTCGAGGACACGCTCGGTCGTGACCTGTACGCATCTGTCGAGGCTCTGGCCTCCAAGCTTCGCGTCCGGAACATTGTTCCCGTCGAGGTCATGGAGGAGTACCCGGAGATCGTCGCGATCATCGTCAACCCGGTGGACTACACCTTCGGTTCCAACCGTGGTGGCGAGGTCACCCTGTTCGACCAGTTCGACATCGACTTCAACCAGGAGAAGTACCTGATCGAGACCCGGATCTCCGGTTCCCTCACGAAGCCGAAGTCTGCGCTGATCCTTCTGGCTCAGACCGCTGACGACGACCTGATCGAGCCCATCGCTCCGAGCTTCAACTCGGCGACCGGCGTCGTGACCATCCCGACCGACACCAACGTCGCGTACTTCAACGCGAAGACCGGCGCATCGATGGCTGATGGTTCCACCAAGACCCTGGCGGAGAACGAGTCCATCATCGTCACCGCCGTGGCTGCGGCCGGGTTCTACTTCGCCAACAGCGAGGTCAGCTCCTGGAAGTTCCGCAAGAACGCCGTCTGATCGACTAGGAGGTAACCGATGGCAAGATTCAGTGGAAACATCGGGTTTGGTGCCGACCAAGTCGTGAGCCCTGGGGTTCACGATGAGGTCATCACCACCCGGTTCTACAAAGGCACCGTCGAAAGAGACAGCCGCACTTTCCGTGCGGATGCTGAAGTCGTTGGTGAAGTTTCCGTGTCTCACTCAATCAGCATTATTGCTGACGAGTACGCCATTGCGCACCTCCAAGATGTTCGGTTCGTAGAGTGGGACGGGGGTTTCTGGGTTGTCACTTCACGTGAGCTCAGTCGCCCTCGTCTCATTCTCGGGCTAGGGGGTGTGTACAATGGACCAAAGGCCTAGTCTACAGACGCTTCTCGAAAGCATCACAGACAACGTCTACTTCCAGCCACCAACAGACGAGAAGATGGAGTATCCCTGCATCCGGTACGAACTGGACACGGAGATCACCAAATACGCGGACAATGTTCCGTACAACATCCATGAGCGGTACAAGGTGACGATCATTGATCGAAATCCTGATAGCGCGATCCCTGGCAAAGTGAGATCGCTCCCAATGAGCTCATTCGACCGGTTCTACAGAGCCGCTGGTTTGAATCACTTCGTCTACAACCTCTTCCATGAAGGAGCACTACCAGCATGAGCAAGATCGTGTGGGACCAGGTCGGTGAACGGGTCTACGAGACCGGTGTCGACCACGGCGTCCTCTACATCCCGAACAACAACGGCATCTACGTCACTGGTGTGGCCTGGAACGGTCTGACGACCGTCACCGAGTCCCCGAGCGGTGCCGAGTCCAATGCCCAGTACGCGGACAACATGAAGTACCTGAACCTGATCTCGGCCGAGCAGTTCGCTGCCACGCTCGAGGCGTTCACGTACCCGCGTGAGTTCCAGCAGTTCGACGGCCTGGCCACCCCCACCCCGGGCGTGTCCGTCGGTCAGCAGAACCGCAAGCCCTTCGGGCTGAGCTACCGCACCCTCAAGGGCAACGACGTCCAGGGGCAGAAGTACGGTTACAAGATCCACCTCGTGTACGGCCTCACCGCCGCACCGTCCGAGCGAGCGAACACCACGGTGAACGACTCCCCCGAGGCGATGCCCCTGAGCTGGGCCCTCGACGCCACTCCGGTCCCGGTCCCCAACCTGGACCCCTCGGCGCACCTCATCATCGACTCGACTGACGTGGACTCCGTCCCGCTGGCAGCCCTGGAGCAGATCCTCTACGGCGCCACCGGCGTGGACCCCCGCCTGCCGATGCCCGGTGAGATCCTCGCCATGTTCGAGAGCGGCGTGACCGTGGTCACCCCGCTGCACCCGGCCTACAACGCCGGAACCCACGTCATCACCATCCCCACCGTGGTTGGTGTGGAATACCAGGTTGGCGGCGAGACCGTCCCCGCTGGTGCCTTCACCATCACCGACGACGTGATCGTCACCGCTGTCCCGACCCCGGGTCACGTGTTCGCTTCGGACATCGACGACGATTGGGCGTACGAGTTCTAAACCCAACATGATAGGAGACCAGAGGATGCTCAAAGTAACAATCGGTGACCCCGAAGGCTACAACTACAACAGTGTAACGAAAGAGTTTACTGTTGCACAACCCGTAGTCACGTTCGAAATCGAGCATTCTCTGGTCTCACTGTCAAAATGGGAGTCGAAATACATGACTGCCTTTCTCGTTGACGATCCAAAAACCAACGAGCAACTCATCGAGTACGTCAAGTTCATGGTGGTAACCCCAGGGTTTGACCCTGAAACCATTCAGTTCTTGTCGCCCGAAGAGCACAAGCAGATCCATGAGTACATCAACTCTACGGCATCAGCAACAACTTTTGGATCAATGCCCAAAACTACGGGGCAAGCCGAAAAGATCACCGCGGAGTTGATCTACTACTGGATGACAGCATTCAACATCCCATGGGAAGCCCAAACATGGCATCTCAACAAACTGTTCGCTTTGATTCGCATCTGCAACCTCAAACAGCAGAAACCAAAGAAGCGATCCCCTCAAGAGATCGCCGAATGGCAACGCGAAGAGAACGAGCGACGTCTCAAAAAGTACGAAACGACCGGATAGCAAAGGAGGGACATGCCTAAGATCAAATGGGGCGACCCAGTGGATCGAACGTACGAAAGTGGTCTAGATCATGGCGTCTTGTACCTCCCCGACGGGTCTGCTGTTCCCTGGAACGGTCTGATTTCGGTCGTCGAGAACAAGAACAGCAACCGAGAGTCCGTTTACTTCGACGGAATGAAGATCTCGGATCTGGTCACCCCAGGGGACTATGCAGCAACGCTTCGAGCGGTCACTTATCCTCGAGAGTTCTCTGAGCTGGAGAGCATGACTAGTCTACGACGCGGCGTGCTTCTCGGCGAACAGCCACCACAGACCTTCGGGCTAAGCTACCGGACCATGTCTGGTGATGCCGCTCGTGGAGGCAACGCCGGTTACAAGCTTCACGTTGTCTACAACCTGACAGCTCTGCCTTCTGATCGAAGCCGGCAAACCCGTTCTGAAGACCCGTCGCTCACAGAGTTCGAATGGTCGCTTACTGCGGTGCCTGAAGAGATTCCTGGCGCTCGCCCTACAGCACACCTTACGTTTGACTCGGTCGACATCGATCCGTGGTTGATGGAGGACATTGAATTCAAGCTCTATGGGGGCACTGGTGCGTATCCAGAGATGCCTCCCATGGGAGAGTTCGTCGAGTTCATGTCACAGTGGGCTCGCGTCAAGATCGTGGATCATGGTGATGGAACGTGGACTGCCACGGAGCTGCGGCCAGGGTTCATATTTCCTCGAGAAGACGCATCAGGCGTTGTGGATCTGAAACACGTTAACGCTGCGTTCATCGATGTCGAACACGATACATATTTGATTGCCGATACTAAAGAGGCAGTCGATATGTTGGACATTCGAGTGCTTGATGATGGAACGTGGGTGGCAATCACAGAAAACGATGCAATGATCGAAGAAATCGATGGCATATTTACACTTTATGACGTCGAACCAGTATTGGACGGCTCGGACATGTTCCGGATCAAGTCCAAATCGTCCGACTAACAATCAAGGAGTACCAATGGGGCAAGTTACCGCTCTAACCGCCGAAAAGTCTCTTGAGCTTGCCGATGCCAACATCGTGAACGCTCATCTCTCTGGTTACAACCTCATTCTCACCAAGCGAAGTGGGCAAGAAATCAATGTGGGAAACATTCGTGGACTTGCCGGTCCGACCGGTGGTGTTTCTGAAGAAGCGATGAACACTGCAATTGCTCTTGCAATCAACAACAGCGTTTCCGATGTTGGTAAGGGGTTGGTGGCCTACGATGATGTTCTAACTCAGCAAGACTATTCGTTCATGGGGAATGATTGGGTCGATGTTACTGGATGTTCCATCAGCTACACGTTTGTACCAGGTCGGGCTTATCGCTTTGGTATCGCCGGAGCAGTTCGTTCTGATTTCGATGGTAACACTCGATTTTCCCTAGCGCTTCGAGAAACCAGTGGAAACGCTCCATTGGTACGCGCCGCGGGATTCTCCGATGACAACTCGTGGCTGGTTACCATGTCTGGCAGTCGAGTCGTGATTGCCCCCAGTGGGTGGGGGACCCGCGGATACAAACTGTCGATGTACTCCAACGTTGAACACACGGTTCACATTGAGTCCGATATCATTCCGGCTCAAATCACCGTTGAAGATCTTGGCGTGCTGTAAGGATGATCAGCGTCGAGACCTCAGGGTCGCTCGACAACACCATCAGCTTCCTCAAGCGAGCATCCAGTAGTGCCATATTCGGAAACCTGAGCTCCTATGGTGAACGAGGAGTAAGAGCTCTCCAAAGTGCAACGCCCAAGGACTCTGGCGAAACTGCCAGCAGCTGGGGTTACCGAATCGTCCGAGATGGACAGCGAACCAAGATCGAGTGGTTCAACACTCATCAAGTCGATGGAACCAACATCGCCGTCATCATCCAGTACGGTCACGGGACCGGAACTGGGGGGTGGGTCGAAGGGCAAGATTACATCAACCCCGCAATGCGACCCATATTTGACGAGATTGCAGCCGACATCTGGAAGGAGGTGAGGAAATGAGCAACGAGGTCGATAACAAGGTCGTTACGATGACCTTCAACAACGCTGAGTTCGCAAAGCGTATGGAGGACACCATTAAGGGCCTTCAGCGTTTACGAGATAGCCTCAAGCTGACTGAGGGAGCCAAGGGCATTAAGGATGTTGCATCCGCGATGGACAAGGTCAATGCCGACAAGCCGGTCAGCGCCCTCACCAAGGTGAAGGATGCAATCAAGAACATTGGCAAGTCCAAGGGTGATATGGACTTGAGCAAGTCTACCAAGTTCGATGGCGCTGCTCCCGTAGCCGCCCTCGGACAGGTGAAGACCGCAATTCATGGAATCGGAGAAGCCAAGACCGACATGGACATGACGCCTGTCGGTACGAGCGTCGAAGGCCTAAGTGCCAAGTTCGTTGCTATGTCAGCTGTCGCGTTCAGCGTGATTAGCGGCATCACTACCCGAATCGGCGGCATGGCCGCGTCCTTCGCAAATGGGTTCACTCTCGGCCCGGTCACGGACGGTTTCCATGAATTCGAAACCAACATGGGTGCAATCCAGACTATCCTGGCCAACACCGATCGTTACGGCACGACTCTTCCGCAGGTCACGGCTTCGCTGGATGAGCTGAACACGTACTCGGACAAGACCATCTACAACTTCGGTGAGATGGTAAAGAACATTGGTCTCTTCACCAACGCGGGCATCCGGATTGAAGACGCCACCTCGATGATCAAGGGCTTCTCGAACGCAGCCGCTGCCTCCGGCGTTACTGCCGAAGGCGCAGCTGGTGCGGCCTACCAGCTGTCACAGGCTCTCTCGAACGGAACGGTCCGCCTCATGGATTGGAAGTCGCTGACCAACGTCGGTCTCGGCAGCTCGAACATGAAGGACGGCATCATCAAGATTGCCGGCGCCATGGGCACGCTTGAAAAGACTGGCGTGAAGGCCAATGACGCATCTGCTCACTTCAACGAAACCCTCGAGAAGGGTTGGCTGTCGGCAGACGTCATGTCCAACTACCTCAAGATTATGTCGGGTGACATGACTGCGGTTCAGATGTCCGCTATGGGGCTTAGTGACGACCAAGTTGTCTGGTTCCAGAAGCAGGAAAAGACCGCAGAGGATGCGGCCACGAAGGTCCGCACGTTCTCACAGCTGCTTGGTACGGTCAAGGAAGCGATTGGCTCTGGCTGGTCGGAAACCTTCCGTAACGTATTCGGCGACTTCAAAGAGGGCACGAAGCTTTTCACCGACATCAACAACTCGGTGAGCGGTGTCGTCAGCAACATGGCGGCTGCGCGTAACGGAATGCTTGCGGGCTGGAAGGCTTTTGGTGGTCGGGACACTCTGATCAAGGGCCTCTCCAGCGCAATGGAAGCATTGGGTAACATCTTCAAGACGGTGCAGTTCGCCTTCCGGTCGATGTTCCCACGCACCACTTCGCTTGGGCTAATCAACCTGACGAACTCGTTCGCCAAGTTCGCGGCCAAGCTGGTCATCACCGGCGACACGGTAAAGAACCTCTTCCGGATTCTCCGGGCGTTCTTCTCCGTGCTCAAGCTTGGTTGGACGATCGTTAAGGGCGTGGCTAGCGTGTTCGGCGCGCTGTTCAAGGCTCTGATGGGCGGTGGCGAATCGCTGGGAATCATGCGGTTCCTGGCCAACATCGCCGATTTCATTACCTTCTTGTCAGGAAACCTGGGGACCACCGCGGTCAACGGATTCTTCGGCGGGCTCGTCAAGGGAATCGGCGCTGCCGGCAGCATCTTTCAAACAGTCGGACGTTTCATCGCCGGGTTCTTTACAACTTTGGTTCCTTCGATTGTCAATGGCGGAAAAGCAATTGTGGGATTCTTTGCTGGAGGCTTCGGGAAGGCTACTTCGGCAGTGAAAGACTTCTTCTCCGGGTTCACCAAAGGCACGGATGAACTAGGAAGTGCTCAGACAAAGTTCGCGCAGTGGGGCGCAGTAATCCATCTTCGTCTAGCTGAAGTTAAAACGGCGATAAAGGACTTTTGGTCCGGTTTCACCAAGGGCACGGATGAGCTTGGAAACGCTCAGTCAAAGTTCGCACAATGGGGTGCAGTGGTTTACCTGCGTCTGTCACAAGCAGTCGCGGTCGCTAAGGCGTTCGGTAAGACGATTGTCGACGCGTTCCACCACGCCGTGGATGTTGTGAAGGAGTTCGTAAAGACCCTCACGACTGGGCTCACTGGGTGGAAGAAATCACCGGTCGAGACCATGGCCCTCAAGATGCGTGCTGCGCTTGTGATCATCCAGGCTGTCGGCATGCTCATCGCCGGCGTCTTTGTCAACCTCTTCCACACCATCACAGGTGTGAGCATCTCATTCGGAGGCATCATCGATTCAATCGGTGGATTCTTCGCCGATCTCTTCGATGGAATTAAGAACGGAACCATCACCCTTAGCGGAATCGTCTCTGGGCTTGCCGATACCATCGGCGGGTTCTTTGACAAGATCTTTGGCGGCGGTAGTGGTGGAGGAAAAAAGAGTGACCCGATGGATCCCGGCGGCAACGTCGGCGGCATGATCTACGGTCTAAAAAACTTGGCTACCACATCCGACAAGACCAGTGCTTCCATCGATAAGGGTATTAGCGCTTGGGATCGGTTCAAAGCCCGTCTTAAGACGATGGCGGATTTCGTGTACCAGGTTGCCGATGACATCGGTGATGGAATCCATGACATGTTTGATGGGATCAAGGGCATCTTTGCCGGACAAAGTCTTGACGATCTCTTTAACAAGGGCGTCGTCGTTGCGTTGTTCAAAATGGCATTCGATATCTCTGGGTTCTTCAAGAATTTCATGGATCTTTCCGGCATTAACAAAGCCATGGACAGTTTGAGTGGCGTCTTTGATGAAGCCGGAGACACACTTAAGGCGTTCCAGAAGAAGCTTAAGGCAGACGCCATCAAGTCAATTGCGGTAGCTATCGGAATTCTGGCGTTGTCCATGATTGCGCTCTCGTTTATTCCTGGTGAAAAGCTACTCAAGGCCACTGCGGCAATGAGTGGAGCAACCGCGCAGATCATTGCGATCATGGTGGCATTGGATAAGACAGATATCAGTGGCCCGAAGATGTTGGCCATGGGCACGGCACTAGTATCGATGGCGTGGGGAATGGTGATTCTCGCCGGCGCAGTCAAACTGTTCGGCTCAATGGATCTACCAACTCTCGGTAAGGGCCTCGGAGGAATTTCTG